AATAGGTCTGCTAATTTACAAAAGAACTCTTGTGTTAGGTCAACCACCTCGGGTGACATATCTGTCTTTGCGTGTACAATATCACCTGCAATATAGATGACATCGTTTTTACCCATTGTAGATAATATGTGTCCATACAATTGTGAGAACACTTCACGATACTCTTTGTGTCTTTTAAGATTTCTGATGTGGACATCGGCGATATGATATATTTTATCAATCTTTTCTACACCAATGTCGATGTACTTAATTTTTCTCATACATTAAATAGTTGATACTCCATTAGCTTTCTCAAGTCTAAGGATTGAGTATCATAAATTTTTTGGTTTATAGTTTCATAGCCCATTTCAGATGGGTCTTTGTCCCCTAAATCAACCAAGTGCGTATCTATTCCATATGACATAAACTTCTTTGAAAGTCCTATGGCATTAGATATAGCGTCTGAATCTAAACAAATATACAACTTTTTTACTTTATTTGCAATTATTTTCTTCTCTAATTCTGATTGGATTGATTTACCGAACAATGGTATTGCATTTCTACGAATAGCTATCGCATCAAATGCACCTTCACATAATACCAATGGGATATCCCAATTTATTAAAAGGTCAAACCCCACAATATTTTTTGATACCTTTGGATTTTTATGTTTAAACTTGCTTTGATAGAATGACCTACCTACAAAAAAGTTTAACCGCCCTCTTTCATCATATGATGGTATAATAATTTTATCTTCATATTCTCCTGTTTCACAATATCCTATATTATATTTAACAATATCCTCAGGTCTTACCCCTCGTTTTAACAAATAATTTAATGCGTGTTTATACTTAAACGAGTTTGACTTTTTATAGAGAGGTCTAAACTCTTTTGGTAATTCTACTATTTCACTAATATTAGTTTTTTCATAGTCTGAACTATATCGATTTATTCTACTGAATATACTATTGTATTCATCCCAAGTTTGTTTTGATACACGAAGTTTCTTAAAAAGGGTTTTTATTGTTCTTCCCTTTTCATCAGATATCCAACAATGCCATGGATTCCTACCATCAGAAGTAATCTTAATATTTACTTCTAACTTAGGTTTATAGTGGTCTACAAATGGTGAGTAAAACGCATAGTTGTCACCAGATGTTCTCTTGGATTTACCAAGAACAGACTCCAATAATTCAAGTAGTCTATCTTCCATTTAGTATAAAGTTACCTTAATATACAAAATTATTTTGAAAAATCAAAGAAATTTTCCTTTTGTTTTTCATCAATCCATTCTTGAGGTATTTCTTTTTTAGCCCATTTGAATCCATTCTTCTCACACCATTCAGCGTAAGTGGTCTTAGAACCTTTATATATTTTACCATTTGGTGATTGTAATACAAATCTTAAATCTATCTGTGGATTTTGTTCTTTTATTAATAAATGCTTTTTTCTATCTTCTGGTAAGAACCATCCTTTTGATTCTATAAAGATTCCATTCGGTAATTTAAAATCTGCTTTGTAAGTGTGGTGAGTTGCTGGTATTGTATATGATACCTCGTGTTGTTCATACTCACCATCAATACCTTGAGCTTTTAATTGTTCGTCAATTCGTGTCTCAAGGCCGGACTTGTGTCCTTTTTGTTTTTGGATGTGACTCCAATTGCCTTTTTTATTCATAACTATTCAAAATCTAATCTTACATCGACAGTAACATCGACATCTTGTCTCTTTTTAAGTGGTGACCCTAATTTAGCGATTGCTAATAGTTCACCTGTATCATTGTATAATCCAATAGAGGTTATATATGGTCTAAAGTCTGACCCCGTAACAAATGGTAGTAGTTCACTTCCGTTCTCACCACCACCTACTCTCAAGGTATTATTTTGTGATACATTAAATTCGTTTCTACCTATTTCACATAGGACAGATTGTTGTTCTATTTTTTTACTTGATTTATATTTAAACTCATATCCTTTATCTGTATAATCAAAGTTACCATTTCCTAAAAAACAATTTTGGTATTTAGGCCTTGGGTCTGATATTACGATTATTCCTTTTTGATAATATACATAACCAACATCTCTTGTTTGATATGCCGAACCACTAACTACATGATTGTTTGTTAAAGATGATATATTGTCTGCAGATAAATGTGTACTATAAATTCTTATCTCATCAACAGAACCACTTGTTCCTGTGTTTGCGGTTGCATTGTCACACATTATTGTAATGTCTGATTCGTTTTGGAAGTTTAATCTTCTATTTGTTTGTAATGAACTTCCTTGTTTGACACCATCTATATAAAATTCAAATTTATTCATAGGAAATCCAAAGTTATGATTTACTATAACATTGTGCCATTGATTATCATTGTACTTTGTAGATGAACTTACAGTCATTAGATGTCCTTTGTCTGCTCTACCATCACTATATTGAAAAACAAGTTGTCCGTTCTTTGCACCTGCTCTTTGATTGAATACACTAATATCAAATGGAAATTGTCCATCTGTTGGTGTATGTAATTGTGCGGTTCTTGAATTGTAATTATACGGGTCTCTTTTCTGATTTGATTTCTTTATTAGAGTGTTTGTTAAGTTATCCGTATACGATTGACTTGTTGGTAGTTTTATCCACATTGAAATAGCAAAGTCGTTTGACGGGGTAAAAAAGTTGTAATTATGAGTTCCCATCGTTGAATATATGTACGATTCATCTGTTGTCTGTACTGAGTATCCACTTGCACTCACTTCACCTGTTGTTGTTATACCTTTTACTACCTTTAATTTATTTACATTGACACTATTTCCTCTTGGACTATCCTCTTGACTTTTTTTATAGAATTTGTTAAATGTTCCATCTTGAAATCCTAAATAAAATTCTAAATGTTTTTTATCAACAAACTTAGTATGGTCTATTACAGTATCTCTTATGATACCACATTCAGTTGTATGTTTTGATTCACTTAAAAATAAAGAAGCGGATGCCGATGCTTTAGAGTGGTCTGTAATTGTTACTGAATTTGGTTTGATTCCTAATCCAAACTTATTTTGTGGTATAGATATAATAGATGCCGTTGGATGTAATTGATGTCCACCATGTCCTTGTTTAAAACAAGATGAATGAATAGCACTCCACATAACTTTCTGTGGAATTTTATTCATTACAGGAACTACTGCTCTTGATTGTGTTAATAAATCACTATCGAATTGTATACCTTGATGTTTTGATTCAGATATTTCAGTATGGATTCCGTTAGGTGAAACACCTCTAAATACGGATATTTCAAAAGAAGAAGAATGATTTACATCAGTTACTTCATAACTTTTGTATGCCGTATAGGGATATTTGGTTACCCCTTGTTCGAATATCCTTTTGAAAACTTTGCTCATACTTCATCGTTATTAGAAATCTAATTTAACTTTCACTAAAATTTCGTTAGAGAAAGATTTCAGTAGAGGTTTAGAAAGTTTAGCAATCGCCAATAACTCGTTGTCGTTATTATACAGACCGACACTTGTAATATATACTTTAGGGTCACCGATAAATGTAGTTTGTCCTATCTTACCTTCTGAACCTGAAACATATGTTGGGTTGTTACTAAAATTATACTCTGCGTTTTTAGCTCTAACAAAATAGAATGTAGATTTTATTTCTTCTTCATTCCTTGCTTGGAAACCATTCGCTGCGTTTGCACTTGCCGCTCCACTTATTGCTAAGAATAGTTTATTGTGGTTTTGGTTATCCGCTTGAGTTCTTGCAGTTCCTAATGACGCTGATGTATCAAGGAGTGCTGCTCCTAATACTATGATACCATGTTGTGGATAAACTTCACCAAATACTCTACTTGAGTTTTGAATACCATTTAGTAAAGAACCACTTACGATATTATATTTAGTTTGTCTAGCGTTACCTGATTGGTCTCTATCACCACTATCGTCAATCAATCTTAACATAGGGTTTCCACCTGAGCCAGAAATACATAATTCCCAATTGCCAGGATCCAGTCTATCTTTTAGTCTTGCTCTATTGATTGCGATTGCGTATACATCATTTTGATTAGTATCATTAAATCTAAAAAACTTCTGACTTGCTGGTAACAATACTTGTTGTAGTTGTGAGTATATCGCTGACGATGGTGAGTCTTCATTTGTTCCTGCAGAACCACTACCTGCGTAGTGTCCGTATGCTATTGAGAACTGAGGTTCGTTTGTAGATACTGATGGGTCACCATTGTATATTTCGTAGTAATATGCTTTTTGTGTATTTGATTGAAAAGATGATGTATGGAATACTGTTAGTTCACCACTATTACCACTCCACAATCCTCGTGTTACTCTTTTAGTTCCACCTTCAACCACATCTTCGTTTGTAAATGCAGTATAGACTTTACCACTTCCATAATCATATCCACCTGCAGGTAAAACTGGCGTGTCGTCTGTTGTTACATCACCTGTTGTAATTACTTCTATTGGGTCGGTAACAACTGATACATTTCCACCTGTTCCTACTCCACTTGAAATCCCTACTGGTGTTGATATAGAACTACCACCACCATTTTGTTGTGCGATTGTTAAAACATTTGGAATTTGTAAACCATATCCAAGATATGCGCCAGGATTAACTTGCGCAGGTCCAAATTGACCACCCATGCCGGGAGTCTCGTTAAAGTTCATTCCGTACATTCCGCCACCAACTGCACCACCATAATAATTCATTAATGCCATAATCTATTCCTCTATGCGTTTGATGTTACCTTTGGCGTTACAGTTACATCAATCTCAGCTCTTCCGCCTGTTTCGTTACCAATAATAACAATCCTTGTAGTTGTGGTTTGATTAATTGGTAAGTTGGTAGTTGGTTGAAATTGAAATGCCGTTCCTGTTACAGAAATTGCCTTTGCAGTAGCATATGTGTTAATGTTAATAATCGCAGATTGTCTACCAGGTACTGCACCTAACCCTGAGATAGTACCCACATCACTATTTAATAGTATTGCAGTATATCCTAAGTTTTCATTACCACCATTTTTAGTTGTTACATTGATAGGTACAAGAATTGATTCTTCTGCCACATTAATCGATGTAATCGATGTTTCTAAGAATGGTAACTTTACTGTACTTTTTGGTAATGATAATAATTTATATTTCATTAGATATGATTCATCGGTAATCGCCTCTAATACAGGCATATTCTCAATTACAATACCATAAAAATCACTACCTAATGAGTGTGCTGGATTCCAAAGGTC